CGCTAATTAATTCTTGAATAAATGATGCCATATTTAACCTTCACACATAATGCAACTTTCACCATCTGCTAGTTGCTTCATGTCAATTTCTTCAATTCTCTTTCTTTCAATTTTTTCTGATACTTTATCTGCTTTTGCAATCTTTTCTGATCTGCAATAATAAAGTGTTTTTAACTTTTGCTTCCATGCTAAGAAATGAATAGCATGAAGATATTTAACATTTACGTCAGGCTTAAAGAATAAATTAATAGATTGTCCTTGATCAATATATTCTTGTCTAACTGATGCATGTTCAATAATCCAACGCTGATCAATTTCAATAGCAGTTTTAAATACAAGTTTTTCATCATCTGAAAGAATATCTAAATGTTGAACTGATCCACCATTAGCAATAATAGATGACCAGATTTCTTGTGAATCTTCACTAACTCTTTCTTTGATAATTTTATTCAAGAACTTATTTTTAGTTAAATAAGATCCAGAAAGTGTATCTTGTCTATAAGCATTTGCTTTGTATGGTTCAACTGAAGGTGAAGTATTTCCCATGATAATTGAAGAAGAAGCATTTGGAGCAATTGCAATTGTATGGGAAAATCTCTTTCCTGTTCCAACAGCATCAGGAGCTTCACCACGAATAGTACCAAGAGCAAAGTTTGCTTTGTCTAATTCGTCATGAATATGCTTCGCAATCATTTTATTTGCAATTCTAGCAGCAACTGATTCAAAAGGAATCATCTTCGACTGTAGAAATGCATGGAAACCTAATTGACCAACACCAATAGAACGTTCTTGTTTTGCTGAATAGATTGCTCTGGAAATTGTCTTTGGAGCATTATCTATAAAATATTGTAGCACATTATCAAGCATCTCCGCAACATCTGCAAGAAATAATTTATCATTTTTCCATTCATCAAAATATTCATCATTTACAGATGATAAACAACAAACAGCAGTTCTTTTATAAGATGTTGGAAGAATAACTTCTGAACAAAGATTTGATTGATTAATTTTCAAACCTTTTTCTTTTAAGAATTCTGGTAACTTTCTATTTGATTCATCAATAAAGTGAAAATATGGTTCGCCTGTTTGCATACGCATTTCAAGTAAACGCTGCCAAAGTTCTCTTGCAGAAATTGTTTCCTTCACTTCATTTGTATTTGGATCTTTTAATTCCCATGTATCATCGAAATTTGGATCTTTCATACAATTTTCAATAATTTCCATAAATGCATCTGGAATATTTACACCATGATGCATATTAAGACAACGGAGATTAGGATCTCCGGTTGGCTTTCTCATCTCAATAAAATTAATAATATCGGGATGAGAAATGTCAAGATAAGCAGCATAACTACCCCTGCGAGTAGTCCCTTGACGATATGCAAGACAAGACGCATCATAAATTTTAAGATGAGGCATAACCCCAGTAGACTTGTCACTAGCAGAACGAATCCCAAAACCAATTCCAACGCCGCCTCCTAACATGGATAACCAATTTGTTTCAGTTAACGTATCTGATAATCCTTCAGATGTGTCATTAATATAATTTAAAAAGCAAGAAATTGGTAAGCCTTTCTTTGTGCGACCAAATGAAAGAATTGGTGTAGAAAAACTTAACCAATGTTTAGATGCATAATCATATAGTCTTTGTGCATGTTCTGGATTAGAACCAAATTTATTAGCAACAAATGCAAATCTTTCTTGTGGAGAAGTTTCATCTTCTCTCATATAGGATTCTTTTAATCTCTTTAGACCTAATTCATCAAAGAGAGAATCTCTTGAATAATCAATATTAATACCTAGATATTCTGGCATCTAAAACTCCTATCTAAAATAAACCCAATAACCATCTGTTTCTGCTTGCAGCAAACCATATGATTCATATATTCTTTTTGAAATATTTTTAAAATCGTTTCTAAGTTCATCACAAATCATATGTCTAGCGACAGGTCTATTATTTTCTCTAATTGTTTGGAATGCTCCGTGTTCAGGAAACCATTCTTTTGAATTTATGAACTTCATATTATCTACTTAATATAAGGGAAAATTTTATTTATTGCTTCAGCACAAGCATGAGCAACCAACATATGTTCTTTCTGTGTACCATTACCATCACGAACTTCAATGTAATGAATCCAAGAACGAATTGTGCCGTTAATATAAACTCTTGAAACTGTATTACCTTCTGGTAAAAGAACTCTTGCTACTTCTTTAGCAACACCCTGAGAAATTGCATATTCATAGTTTAATTTTGCAATACTAATTACTTCTGTCTGTAATTGTTCCCAAGTGTTAGCCAATTGATAATTTGTAAATTCATCATCAAGTGAAATTGAATTTTGTCTATTCTTTGTATCTTGAAGTCTACATTCTCTTAAACAAAATTCTAATTCTTTTGTTGGATCTGCATATCTTTGTGAAAATTCTTGGAAAGAAAAAGATCTATGTCTTAGAATCTGTCTAACAATATCTCTTGTTGATGTAACTTCAAGACAAACATTGGTCATTTCAAATGGCGACCAGTGTTTATTTTTGATTAGATAATTGATTAACTTGTCAGATGTTTCAATATTATTTTGATTGGATGGATTAGAAACTCTTGCACAATATGTAATTAAGTTTGTGATTCCATCTTGAAGAAATTTGTTGTTAAAAAATTGATCGTCTGGTTGTGTGTAGGAAATTAAGTTAACGGAAAGAATATCTTCATAATTCTTATACATTCTTTTTTCCTCCATCATAAATGTAAGCTAATCCTTCATTAATTAACTTATCATTAAATGATTGATTATTATCCAAATCATTTTTTGTTTCGAAAATATAACCTAAAACACGTCCATACTTATCATTATCATCTAGTCTTGTTTTGATAAACACAATTTTGTTTTCTAAAGTATATTTTGTTCTTGCTGTTGCTTTAGCTGCTTTTTCCCTTTCGGAAACAACTCTTGAATTTTTTTCTGGTGTATCAATTCCATCCAATCTAACAGACTTTCTGATATTAACATGAAATCCCAAATCAATATCACAAAGAATGGTATCACCATCAACCACTCTTACAACTTTTGCGTTATATGTATACATATTAAATCCCTTTTGTTTTTTTATATTCTTCTTCTGTAATTTCAAATGCCCAATTAATTACTACCCAATCATCAATACAATTTTCTCTACTAATTTCTTCTTCAAGTTCCTGACAAATCATTTTATCTTTCCAATAATCCCAATATTCATTAATAATGTCATCATCAGAATATGTTTCAACACCATAATTATAATGACCATCAGAAGGATAAACATATTGCCAATATTTCATATTTTTCTCCACTTATTAAATTCAACTCTAGCACGAAGTCCAGAAAATGTATTTTGTTTAATAAAATTAAACACTTCTTCTTTCGACTTACCATCTAAAATCATTGCATTAATGTCTTTTTTGTCAGAAAAAGATTCATTCCAAATAACAATTTTATGATTGTTACCAATTAGTTTAAAATAATTATCGACTACTTCTTTATTTCTAGGTTGGTTATCAAGAACACAAACATAATCAAATGTGAAATTTTTGATAGCACTTTGGAATTCGGAACCAGCTACAGCAATTGCATTATCAATAAACATTGAATCAATTGGTCCTTCTAATATGTAGACAGTCTTTAGAATATCTACTTTATTCATGCCATAAATTTTATGTTCATCTTTTACTTTAATTGTAATATAACGATTACCAACATTCGAGAAACTTCTACCTTGAAAACAAATTAAATCATTATCAGCATTGAAAAATGGAATAATAAGTCTTTGTTCTTTTTCTTGTAGTTTTGTTTCAGTGTTTCCAAAATGATTTGCAAATTTCTTGAAATCATCAGTGAAATATAATTCAGAAAATTTATCAGATGAAATTTTCCTATCTTGTAAATAAGTTTTACAAAAATGATTATCAGATAATTCTGAGCATGGTGTAGAAAATTTTAAAAATTCTTGTTTAATTGTGTCAACTTTATTCTCACGATAAATCTGATTGTAATCAAATTCAGGTTTAGTTTTAGCAATTACAATAGAAGACACAACATTAGTTTTATATCGCTCCATTACATATTCGTTATATAGATATGGATCAATTAATTCAATAAAACGTTTTAATGAATGAGATACACCACAATTATGACACTTATAGTAAAAGTATCCTTCACGTTCGTAAAGATAACCACGCTTTTTATTCGGATTTTTTTTGGAATCACCGCAGATTGGGCATCTGCATGTTGCTGTATTTGAGCTAGTCCACGAGAATTTCGGCAGATTGCCGCTCATCATATCAATATACTTTTTATCAATAAGAAACATAATCTATCACTAGTATAGCATGACAAAAAAGGTTTGTCAAGTGGGAGACAAACTTTTATTGAAAAAACAATTTAATTTTGTCTATGTTGTATAAAATTAAATAAAGACCGCCACATATGCTAGAAATTAACCACAAATATTTTTCCAAATTTGAAATTCTTTTTTCTAAATCTGTTTTTAGAGAATTTACATCGGTGGATATACAATCAATTTTTTTCTCAAAATTATCTAATTTAATATCTATGGTAGTAAATGTATTTGATGTGGTCAATTCATTTTTTATAATTTTTGCATCTAAATCATCAATTTGAGTTTGAATTTGATTATCGGTAGTTGTGTGTAAATCTAATTTTTGTTCATGTAGAGCAATAATTTTAACAGTGTTTGCTGAAATTTCTTCTAACTTTTCAATAGCAATATCAATTCTATCTAGATATTTTTGTTGATGTTCCTGCTCTTTTTCCAAAATTCCGACTTTGACTTGAAGTTCTGCTGCTGAATCCATTTATTTGCCTTTCTTTGGATGTCTTAAATAGACCATAGCACCAGTTAATTCATCTTGAATAATTATAGCTTTATTTGGATTTTCATTTGCATATTCTTTTATTTGTTGACCAACTTCATCATTACCTACAAATGTTGTCCACCATCTTCTAGCAACTTTTCCTAGAAGAGAACGATTATAAACTGTGGAATTAACTTGAAAAACTTTATGTCCAGCGAACGGTTTTGGGGCTGCTTTTTTATTTCTTTTTTGGTGACGTTTTTGTGCTGATACAGAAACTCCAGGTTCGCCAGCAGCACCACCTGTTCCTGCAATTTTTCCATCACCAACATTATTTGCTGGTGCATCTTCTAGGAATGTTTTATAGCTTTTCATATATTTTTTAACCTATTAACTATATATAAATCAATTGGGATTTCTGATGACAACAGAGGCAAGTCAGAAATCCCATCAATTTTATCTGGCATATAATTTAAAAATAATAAAAATGTTTTTAATGATGACCAATATTCTTTTTCAACACCGAAAAATAATATTTTTACTGCTGCGTCATGATTAAAAACATTAAATAAAATTACCAAATGATTTAATATTAATCGTTCTTTTAATATTTTTTTTGCTTTATATCTTTTAAATAACTTTCTAAGATATTTAATTCGTTCTAAATCTTCTCGAAACTCTTTTTCATCTAATGCTACATTTTCATAATTCTTGATGCAGTACATCAAGAAATTATTCTTATTCAGAACCACGTTACTGTATTTCTACACCCTTTGTTTTATAAGCATTAACAAAGTCCATAGCTAATTTCTTTGCTTCTGCTTCTTTATATTTTAAGAAAGGGTAATTGGCGATAGTTTTTGATGTGTTAGATTTCTTATTGTTTGCTTGAACGTGATAACCCTTTTGGCTTCTGAATACAACTAATTCTCCACCCTTTAAGGATTTCTTTGTAATTTGTGAACCAGCTTCTTTAAGATATTTACGTTCTAAAATGTAACTTAGAAGACTCATTTCTTTATCCTACTGTAAAATTCTATCTGTATGATATTTATTTGCTGATAAATTTGGTTGTGGATTTATGATAATTTCTTCTTTTTCACCACTTAGTTTGTTATCATCTTTTTTTTGTTTTTTATTGATAACTTCTTTTACGGCGTCGATTAGTGTTTGTGGTAAATCTTTTATCATATTACTTTTTGAAAATTCTTCTGTAATCGTTTGAGTCTAGTGGTCTAGAACCTTTTGTTTTAGCTACCTGAAGCATTCTTTCCATAGCTAAATGTAAGTCAAGATCAGATTTTGCATCTTCTCTTGCATATTCCATACAGCGAATCATCAAAGGAACTGAAATCATAATAGCATCAATTCCTTGTACACCTTCTGATAAATTTTGACGAATTTCTTTAAATGATTTCATATAACTATTTATCTATTCTGGTTCTTCTGTTGCTTTCTTTAACATCTTTTGTAAGTCACTAGTGGAACCAACGAAAACGTTTTGTTGTGTAATCTGAGTTTTGTTCACATGTTGAACATTTTCTATTTTTGATTTAGCTGTATGTATTTCAATTAAATCTTTATTAAGTGTAGATAATGTTGATATTAGTCCAGATAAAACTTCATATGTTCTTGGGTGTTCAGTTTCTTTAGCTAATTCTAAAAGATCATTCAATGTTTCTGATCCTTTTAAGATTAGATTCATATAATTTTTACGAACAATTTCAAAATCTGTGTCTAATTTTTCATGTGAAGTTTCTTCTCCCGAGAGAATAACTTCTACTTGTTTTGGTTTCATAACTTGAGTATTCTCAATTTCTTCAGCTATTTCAAATAGCTCAGTTAGTTTTTTATCTGAGTTCATGTAAAGTATTTATTGTAAATATGATTACACAATTCTAATTATATTCAATAAGAGTCCATGCAAATTTAACTCTAGCTTCATATGAAGGGGTTCCAATACCATCATAAGTATATGCTACTGTTGATCCACTAGTCCAAGTGATAGTTGTGCCATTTGTTAGCACAGCTTGAACACCAAGATATGGTAGTGGATATGTTGAACCACCATAACTTCCCCCTAAAGCTGGACCGACTTTATAATGACTAGCATTTTCTATTATTAAAAAAGCTTTTGAAGTGGTTACAGAAGTAACAGTTATAGTTCCTGTATGTGGTCCTGCTGCTGATGTATTTGTTGTGTCAACAGTGCCACGTTGAATAGATTTAATTCCGCCACCGCTTGTAAATGAACTTAAATTTGCCATATATTTATCCTATTTTTTATCCTAAGACCCATCTTGTATTTGTTCCATTCCAAATTAAATCAAAAGGAACAGCTAAATCTATTGTCAGTGATGTATCTGTATTCATAATAGCATTTCCGTTTCCGGAAATTGTATAACTGTTAATTAAATTGCTTCCTGGAATAAACGAAATTCTATCACCATCAGATAAACTGGTATTTGGTAAAGTTAATGTTATTGAATTTGCATTAACTGTATAACCATATCCAACTGAAACTGAAGCACTAACACTTGTAGGAACATAATCTACAATTATTGTTTTATTTCCTTGTGGACCAGAAGAAATAACTCCAGAAATAGTTGGTGAACTTAATGTCGGTGTAGTTAATGATAAAGATGATGCTAATTTAGCTGAAGTAACTGTACCGTTTCCAATTGTTGTTGATAATTGAACGTCACCTGATCCGTTAAATGAAACAGCAGATGCAGTAACATCACCAGTTAATGAAAATGTTCTACTTGTTTGTAAGACAGTTGCTGTTGCTGCATTTCCTGTGCATGATGCAGATGAACCAGTTACAGAAATTCCCCATGAACCTGAAGCATTTGTACCTGTTGTTGATGGTGCGCCAATTGTATTATAACTAATTGTTTGTGCAGCAGATCCATTAAAAGTTGAACCAGAAACAGCACCAGTTCCTAAATTATCAAATGTTATTGAATTTGTTGTATTTGCGGTAACTGTTCCAGAACCACCTAATGAAATTACAGTTCCATTTACCGTAATTGATGAATTAGTTAATGCGCCATTTGGAATATTTGTTAGTGAAGCACCTGAACCTGAAAATGTTGTAGCAAAAACTGTTCCACTTGCATCTCTTGCTACAACTTTGCTTGCTGTAGCTGCTGTTGTTGCATCAACAGCAATTGTTCTTGCAGCAGATCCATTATAAGAAGTTCCTGTTAAGTATGAGCCAAATGTTAATGTATTTAAATTATTTCCAAGAGAAACACCAGAAATTGTAGATGCTGCTAATTTAGTAATTGCAATTGCTGCTGTTGTACTAATATCAGCATTTACAATTGAATTTGATAATGATAATTTAGAATAAGCAATTGCGGCAGTAGTTGCGATGTCTGCATTTACAATTGAATTTGATAATGATAATTTAGAATAAGCAATTGCGGCACCAGTTGCTATATCATTATTTACAATTGAATTTGATAATGATAATTTAGAATAAGCAATTGCGGCACCAGTTGCTATATCATTATTTACAATTGTTCCTGAAAGTGATAATTTAGAATAAGCAATTGCGGCACCAGTTGCTATATCAGCATTAACAATTGAACCAGATAATACTAATGTTCCAGATGTAGCTGGTAATGTAATTGTTGTAGTTCCAGCAATTGCTGTTGCTTGTAATGTTATTGTGCCTGATGTTGAACCTGGAAATTGTACACTAGAAATACCAGTTAATGCCAAATTAGCAGATGCTCGATTTAATGCAACAGCAGTAGATCCAATATTAACTGTAGAATTACCCAAAACACCAGATGGAATTGTTCCAGTTAATGTGCTTGCTGGTGTGGAAGAAATTGTAGCAGTAATTTGTGTTGAACCACTAGTTCCAAAAGTAATATTTCCATCAACGAATGTTAATGCTCCAGTTAAACCTTCTAATGATGTTACACCGGAAATTCCAGTTGCACCACCCCCAGTAGCACTAATAGTTATTGAACCAGTAGACCCTGTAATTGAAATACCAGTACCAGCAGTAATACTTGTTACACCAGTATTTGCTACAGTAAATGTATTTGTTGGTGATTCTGTAATTGAAATTGCAGTTCCAGCAACTAAATTACCAGAATGAAATGCTTTATAGGTGTTAATTAATAAGTTTGGACTTGTCCATTTTAAATTAGAACTAGTCTGTAAAACACCTTGGGTGCCGTTTGAAAACGGCACCTCCCCTGATGTTATTGCACTAGATGTGTTGTATCTAAATAAACAAAATCCACCAGTAGTTGAACCATCATGAATATAGAGAGTTTTATCAGTTGTGTTAATTGTTAGTTCACCAACTTTACCAATTAAAGTGTTCGCTGTGACTCTATTTTTTCTTAAAACTATATTACCCATGTATTTACCTACTGGTGGATTTTAATTAAACTGTAGCGGTATCAGCTACTTCGTCTACAAACTCAACATTATCTAACCAAGGTTCAAGTGAACTTAGTTCAATTGGAGTTAGCTTTACATCTTCTAAAAGGTTAATATCAATCTTATGATCAAACTTAAAATCTACTTCTTCATTTAGAAGAGATGTTAAATCTGCAAAAAATTGCTGTTGATATTCATCCTTAATTTTTCGTGTTCCATCTTCTTGATCTACACCATACTTATCAAAAAGCTTCATTCTAGAATCTTCAAAATACTTTATTTCTTCCGCAAAAGCTTTTGCAATTCTGGTAAATCTATAAGACACCTTAATTGGTAGCTCAACATTTAGTAGCTTGGCTACGACAGGTTCTGCATTCTTAATTTGTGCAAGTGATAGTTTCATTATTTTATCCTTTTCATTTAATATAAATTATGCTCTTTTAGACACATAGTTTCAAGTTTTATTTTACTACAATTTTTCCAGTTGTTGCACCAGAAAAAACTACTGTGCAACTATTACTAGTATTTATAGTTACTGAAGATGGTGTAATTTGTACGTTAGAACCATTATAACAAGCAACTATAATATCTGATGTATTTAAATTATGATTAACAGTTACTGTTGTTTGAGCAGTAAATGTAACACTATATGTTCTATTTAGTGGGAATCCACCAGCAGTTGAACCATCATGAACAACTAAAACTTTTTTAGTTGTATCAACAGTTACTTCACCTGATGCGCCAGTAAAAGATGAATGCTCTGTTGTGGTTCCTCTGCGTTGTTTTATTGTAATTCCAGCCATTATTTTTTACCTAAAAGTGAAGATACTGTTTTACTTTTTTGCCAAAACTTACAAGCCCAATATTTTGCCTTGGTTTTTGGTTTTGGAACTGAAGGATCATCACAACCATGTCTTGATCTAAAAGCTTTTCTTCTTTCTGGATTATCTCTTTTAATTGACATGTTTGGATCACCAAATTCAACTTTTTTGATATTTCCAGTTTTTGGATCTTTGACGTATACTTTATACTTTTTGCGATCACCCCTCATAGGTTTATTTAGAGGAGGATTTTTTTTCTTTTCCTCTTCAGTTAAGTCTTCTAATTCGTTTTCTAGTAAGTGAAAAAATTCTTTTAATGATAGCATGTTAGTTACTTCTTATGTTTCTTATTATACATATCCCATGCTTTAGCGTAAAGAACTTCTGTTCCTTTCTTTTCACCATATTCTTTCTTGAATCTTGCTTTGTTTGACTTGATCCATTTTTCAATTTCTGGATCATTTGGTGACTTCTCTACAATAACACTATCACAACCACATTCATTCAAACTTTCTCTAAACTCTTTAAATGTTTTCATTTTTGTGCCTTTTATGAATTGTTCAGATTTTGTTTTCCAAGTTCCACCTTTAGATTTATACCATTTAGCTGCCCATCCATTAGCATATGCTGATGGATAAACATCAAACTTTTGTTTAGCTAAAGCTTTTGCTCTAGCCCATAATTTAGCATTGGAAGGAACATTCTTTTCTTCTAAATATTCAACTTCTTCTGTTTTTACGTTTATTGGTTTATTTCCGGTTCCTGGTCTATCTGCTTGTGGATCTAATCTGCGCTTTCTTCTAGCAGCTTTTGCTCTATCTTCTTTACTCATAGAGTCTGCTTTTTGTTTGGGTAAACATTTTGGTTTACCTTCACCTTCTTCTCTAGCACAATCTCCTTTAATTTCACCATCGGTTCCAATTCTAACCCAATTACCTTTTGGATCAGTTTTACTAAACCATTTACGCAAATCTTCATTAACATCTTCAGAAACTGAATCAGAATTATATGTCATATAATCATATACTGTTTGAATATAATCTTCTGCCAAATCAATTTTATTTTGAACCCAACCTTCTAAGTCATCAGAATCAGAAATTTTATCCATTAATGCTGCTGATAACTTAGAAATTTTTTCCAGTTGAGCTAATATCATTCTACCTTCAGCTTCTTCTTTGAACATTCGCAAACTCCTTGAAATATTTATTAAATATTTATTAGAATTTAAAATCAGAAAATTTATTTTTGAATTTGAATGGAGATTTAACAATTGTTTCTTCTAAATCATCTTCTTCATCATCATGTCCAGAATCAACTAAATCTTGTGCTGATTGATCGACATCATAAAGTTTCATTCTTGATCTATCAATACCAACAACAAACTTTCTATACATGGCTGGATCATTATAACGATTTTTCAATTGCTTCACCATTATCTGATTTAACTTTTCAAGTTCCTCAGTACTAATAAGAGCAAACATTAAATCTGCTGTAGCTGGAAGACCGAAACTTTCTGATGTATCTTCTAAACCAACATCTGAATTTGAATAACCTGAACGAGTGGTTTGTGTTGCTGTAACAATTGGAACTGAATATTCAACAGCTAAACCACGAATCTCTTCTGCAATAGATTTAACATAAGTGTAACTATTTACATTAGAACCAACTTTAAGTCTTGAACTTGAACAAATATTTAGATAATCAATAAAGATAATATCTGGAACAAAATTCTTTTTCATAGCTAATTCATTCAATAGAACACGAAAATGATTAGCATTAGCTGATGCGGTTGGATATTCTTTTACAACAAATTTTCCAGTTGTTTTACTTCTAACTGCTGTTAACTTTTTGTTGAAATTATCTTCAGATAATTTTCTCATTTCAACAATTGGAACATTTAAAAGATTAGAATCAATTCTTTCAGCAATTCTTTCTTCTGCCATTTCAAGTGTGATATAAAGGACATTCTTACCCATCATAAAAACTGATGAAGCCATATCACACATGAACAAGGATTTACCTACGCCAGTTCCAGCAAGAATAACAGTAAGAGTTTTTTCACTAATACCACCAGAAGTAATTCTATTAAAATAGTCTAATGCAAATGGAATTTTGTTTTCTTTGCGATGATAAAATTCAAATCTTTCATCGGAATTTTCAAGATAATCATGACCAACATTTCTATCAAAAGAAACACCTAAAGCATCACTGAGAAGTTTTGGTAAAGCACCTTTATCTAACTTATCATCTTTACCTTCAATAATATTTACAGACTTAATGATTGCATTATAAATTGCTCTATCTTTACAAAACTGTTCGGTCTTGTCAATTAAAAATTGTGTGTTGGTTTCGTCTGTGTCATTAGAAATTTCTTCTAAAGTTTCTTTAATAGATTCAAAGTCTCTCTCATTAATATTCTTATCGTTACTTACAAGAATAGCTAATGCTTCTTTTGTAGGTAAACTATTATATTGATTGAAATAGTTCTTCACATGAGAGAAAAAAATTCTC